AGTTTTCTACTGTCCGGATCAGTTCCTTTTTGATTTAATTAAGTTTGCCCGGGCAGAACTTCTATGCATCATAGATGTTTACCCGAACTTTCAATTCGATTTTGACTTTATACAACAGTCTAAATTCTTGAAAAACATCGCATCAATACACCCTGACAACTTCGTTGCTGTAGCGAAGTATCATACTGCCTGTCCTATGGCAGCAGTCCTTGGTAACCCCCTACCTCCAACACCTGCTGGTGGAGAGAAAGGTTGGTTATTTTGGACCGGTGATGTAAAGCGGTTCCTTAAGAACAGGTTCCGTAATATTGGTGGTACCGCAACCTCAGATCTGTCCTTAAAGGGCCGTTTGAAGGCTTTGGCGAAGATCCCTACAAAGAATTTAACCCTTGCTTGGTCCTTTCTACAAGGTATTAAGCGGGGCTGTGCTCCTATTCCGAAAAGTTACCTTATTCGGGCGATAGTAAAACATGCTATAACCTTGACCACTCCTACGACGCAACCGGATGTGACAACTCACACTCCGTATCGTCCGTTCTCTGACGGCCCATATACTGGATTCATTCCCAGTTGGCCTATGGGTGGTGCTGGCGAAAGTAAAGAAACTCATGACGAGGACGCTAAGTTCTCCGATATCGTATTCTACGACTTATACCAGCACTATCCCATATCGGATCGTTATTCGTCTCTCCTAGCAAGAGCCCTACCTGCAAAGGCTGGGTTCAAGTTTGAAGGACGTGTTTACGAACCGTCTCACAGTTCCAGTTATGAGATTAGTCGAGCTAAAGGCGGAGCATATATGAGTGTTGTACAAGAGTTGGACCTCACGCGGGAGGTCTCAGATTTGATATATGCAAAGGGGAAATCTGGTAGAAACGAGACATACCAGGTCCCCACATATGAAACTGTTATCAGTAAAATTAAAGAGAAGGGTTTATCCTCCTATGGTAAAACAACAGTGATTCCACTATCGGAGCCACTGAAGTGTCGCATTATTACTAAGAGTAATGCCCTACCTATGTATGCCGCAAAGGCTATGCAAAAGGAGATGAAGCGTTATATTGACACTTTCCCTTGCTTTCGACTTACCAATTCAACCCTACAACCAGGTGATTTCCACCTGTTCGATGACCTTCTCTCTAAGGAGGTCCAATTGGGGCTGTTCAAGGAGGACTCCGAAGTCTTCTTTGTTTCTGGTGATTATTCGGCAGCAACGGATGGTGTTTGTATCAACGGCACTAAACTCGTCTTCGAACATTTATTGGATATTCTTAATGTACCGATTTTTGATTCAGATGTCTTTCGTTCTGTTCTATACGAGCAAATACTTGAGTACCCTACGGAGTTTACCGAGGCACTTCGCGCTGACCCTTGGGTCAGAGCACGTGACCTCACTCCTAGTGGGAAAAGGGTTTCTGTTCAACAGACGAACGGC